AGTAGATGCACCTTCAGCATCGTTTGATTCAGAATAACTATCTAAACGAACTACACCGTATTTTACGAAATCGCCAGCAACGTCATAAGTGAACGCCCAAAATGCTTCTTGTGTTTTAGCTTTCTTGAAGAGATCAACTGACGTTATACGGGTGTCTGCTACTAATTTCTCAATAGATACACCTGCACCGCTCATTCCCCAAGTTATTGATCCTGGAGTTGACGTTTGGAATTTACCACTACATTTGGTAGTAGTTCCTTGCGAAGCCGTGTCCATGTTGAAACCGTTGGATGTCAAACACCCAACTAATTTAACAGTTGCTAAATTTACGGCACTCCCCTCAACTGTAACCGCCGTGGTAAAGTCGAACCCTAATAGGATGTCCTTACCTTGATATTCTTTGTCTAAAGCCATTTTATTTTGATTTTAATTGTTTACTTATCCAGTTGTTCCTTTGCCAATCTATACGTGCCTTTATCTGCCAACACATTTTTTCAGGGTATGGGTACTTTAACTCTGACTTACTGTAAAGTTCAGTACTAATACCGTTGTCCATATCCTATTTGTTTGCGTGTCGTAGTTTAAATTCCTTACCGTTACCGTTTCAAACTTTTGCACATAAAAAGGTGTCGGTAATGTTAAATTGGGCATTAAGAGCATTATTACCTCACTTATTTCCTCTGCTGTCAAACTTCCGCCTTTATTGTCGGGAAATACCGTATTAATATTTAATTGAACACTTGCTTCATCTTTTCGGTTGCATTTAACGTTTGTGTTTTCATTTGCCGTCTGATTCTGCACAATTACATAAGCCTGTACGGGCATATTTCCAACGTTAAAAGTAGCTATCGGTCTGCTCGCTGTTGGTTGCGCATACTCCTCATAAACGGGTATATTGACCATTTTATAAGGTATCGAAACCAATGCTTGTATAACCGCCTTGCGTACTGCTAAGTTAACGTTTTTCATTTAGTTCAAATATACTAAATTTCCTTGCTTTTTATCAATGCTTTTAATTCCTTGATAAATTCTATCCGACCCTTTAAATAAGCAGGGTACAAAAAGGGTTGTGACAATATTGTCCCTTTACCATTTATGTAGTACTTTTGTGCCAATTCCTTCCATTCTGGTTCTACAGTTGCTAAATAAGCTGTTGCATCCTGACCAGTTCCGAACTCAATCCACGCAGCTAAATCCCCAGCAGAATTATCAACTTGAACAACGCCCCGATACCCATTAGGATTAACTTTATATGTGATTGCCTGTGATACTGACTTCCATTTTTTACGGTTTAATATTTCATTTTGACTTATATCGCCGAACTGCGTAATCAAATCTTCGCCTGGACCCGGTGCGTTTATTCTCGCATTATTTTCAATATCGCCCAAAACCACCTCGACTATTTCCTTTACATCAGTTGAAAATTCAGCTTCGTACTTTTTTAGTTTTTTTATAATGCCATATAAACCTTTTACTTTCATAGCCATAAGTAAAAATAATAAATATTATCGAATGTTCGTTATTGTGGTTAAATGTGGTTATATTTGGATTATGAAAAATAAGACAATTACTTTTGATATGGTTTTAACTACCGACATTGATTTTATCATTAGATTAAACAAAGAGGTTTCTAAACTAAGGGAAAAACACAAAGGGAAAAACCTTAAAGTATCTATTGAACATCCAGACCAAGAAAATATAGTTAAGGTGTCGGTCAAGGAAAAAACTAAAAAAAAATACTTAGTTAAATTTGGCAATTACTTGCTTTCAAAAGAAAGGGCAAAAACAATCGTAAACAAAAGGAATATAAAAGAAGTTCACGATTCTGATTTGGAAAATTTTAAGCGCAAACCATGAACGACAAAAAAATAGATACCCGTATATGCTCCGAACTTGAATCGGAACTTATCAAAATAAGCAAGGCAAAGAAATGGAGCAAAGCATATACTTTTAGATTTGCTTTGGAAGAGTTTGTTGATAAATACGGCAAACCTAACGATCCGGCATCTCGCTTGCCTTAGCTATTACCGTTATGAAACGCTTGTATATATAATCAACTTCAACACGCACAACGGTAAAAAGCTGACCCCTCCAGTACAACTGCATATCACTAATGATTGACTTATCGTCTCGGTAACGAACGGTAATGCTAATCATTGACTTTAATACCTCTTGCAAAGCCATCAAGTCTTTTACCGCTTTAATCTCTTTTACCTCTGCTGACGTTTCCCAATAAGTAGATTCAACTGGATAACTACCGCCCGCCCCGTCGTCCGTGTCCTCAAATCTTACGAAACGGATATTTTGGTTTAAACGTCCTGTATTTGCCATTATTGAATTATTAAATTACGGCTGTAAGGTTCTGCATTCTGCAACGCTACTGCGTATAAAGGCTCGACCGGCAAACCTTGGTTTTTGTAGTCAAAATCAATCTGCAACAACAAAGAGTATTTTAATGCTTTGGGCAAATTTTCATACCCGGCGGTATATTCCAAAATGTAGCTGTTTTGGGTTTCGTATCCAACGGGGTAAATAATGTATTCTTCAAGTGAATTAACAAAAACAGATTTAAAATCTAAACCCTGCGATGTATAATCAACTACAGGATCTAAAACTCCGAACGTTTTTATTGGTCCATAAGGCAAATCAATATACAATCCATTCCATTGAACTTGTATAACTTTTTCGGCAAATGATAAATTTAGATGCTTCTCCAGTTTTTCCCTTGCTTGCGAAATTAACAAAGACAATATGGCATCATCACTTGCGTAATCCGCATCTAAGCGGCAAAAAGCTTTAACCTCCGCTAAAGTTACCGGCTCAACTATTACGTCTGTTTTAATCCTTACTTGCATCTTTACTTTGTTTTAAATGCTTTCTTTTCCTCTTTTGTACTATGCTTCGGCTTTTCCTCTTTAATCAAACCAACGCTTTTGAAATACGTTTCCTGTTCTTTTGAAACCTCTATTTCATCGCCTGCGCTAAGTCCGTTGTGTGGTTTTTGTAGTTTATACTTTTTCATATCATAAAGTTAAACAAAAAAGGGGCAAATTAACGCCCCTCTCTTTTTAAATATTAAATATTAATTAAACTGGAGCAACCAATGAGCTTGATCCTTTTATGAAGTAATTAGAACCATACACCGGCATGGCAATAGTTTCCTCTATTCTAACAGTAACTTGGTTAGTCCTTACGTTAGTACCGTCTTGAGCAAACATTTCGATTTGCATCGCCTCTTGTTGGTAAATTTCAACACCTCCTTTGAAATCGCCTACTATATAATCATTAGTTGCTAAGGCTTGAAGTTTTCCTACTGGAATACCTAAAATACGCAAAACACCATCTGCTCCGAAAGTCACGCCTTGTGGCAAATCGTACTCGCCTGAACCGCTCGCTTTGTTCAAAAAGAAAGTATAGTAATCAGAGGCTTTTAATAAAACGCCGTTAGCTGAACGGTTGTAAGTGTCTTCAAGTAAAGAAATATCTTTGATGATTTTCTCAACTAAAGGAGTAGCACCCCCAACCTGACCGGCAACAAAATTACCAGCGGTTAAAATACCTTTGATCTGTGGCGAAGTTCCATTACCGTACAAAGCTTGTTGGTCTTCAACGGTCTTTAATTTCTCTGGTAAACGCATATTCAAGAATGACATTAAGCCGGGAATGTTCAACATCGCTTTTCGTGACATCAACAACCACCCTGCAATGGTTTCAAACTTTACAGAATCCTCAACTAAATCAACGTCAAATTGTGGCTTTAATGCTCCTTCAGCAACTGGAGCAGGTGCGCCTTCGCCTTCTCCGTCTTCACGCATAAAGTAGAAATCAGTTCCTGGACCCGCAGCCAAAACCTTTGCAAAATCACGAAAATGCGTAGGTGCATTTGGATTTGTGATTATACCGCTTCTTGATTGCGCTCCCCAGTTGGTTGATCCTGTAACATTACCCGTTGAAATTGCACCAACGGCTTTCAAATCCAAATCAAGAGTAACCTTTTTGGTTTCTCCACGGTTGAATTTAGCGATGTTATCCGTCGCATCTTCCAAAGCCTTGCCTAAAACACTTTCAAATGTTTCGTTTTTTTCCTCTTTAAAAGCTTTGTGGTTGAATTTTATGGTCAACCTGTCCTCGGCATCCTTTAAAGACTTTTCCAAATCCGTTAAAACGATGTTTAACTTTTCAAGTTCGGACTTATCGGCTTTGAGTTCTAAGCCCTCAATAGCCTTTTTAGCATCTGCTAATGCGGAAGTCGCTTTTTCTTGTGCGCCACTTACTCCGTCTTTTAATTCCTTTGCTGCTAAATCAATAGCATCCTTTACTTCTTTAATTTCCATTTTGAAATGAGTTTTTGAAATGAGTTAATATATCCGTTATCGGCTCATTCTTCTCTAAAGTGGAAACCTCCGGCTTTAATAAGTCATTGAGTGATTTAATTCTATCCTGAATAAGGTACATGGTTTCGTCAGAATATGTACCGTTTCTAATTGCTTTTTCTAGATTATCGACCAAATCCATTGCTTGCTCAAAAGATTTAACACCTGTAACTGGAGTATTTCTGTTCGCTCCCAAAAACTGAATCGAACTGCCTTCAAACATCGCTAATTCGGTCAAATCGTTTGCATCAGTCTTTTTTGCTTGCTTAATTACACGGTATCCAAAAGAGTGTTGATTCAAAATACCGTCCTCTGCCATCATCAGGAAGTCACGCCCTAAAGTGTGCCTACCTGCCTTTGATTCGTAATATAAACCCACACCGTCCTCTTTCAAAACGGTAATTTTACCGATAGCTTTATATTTGTCGTGGTCTAAAAGATGCTTAATCAATTGAGTTCCCTCGGGTCCGTTTTCGGCTACTGTTTTTTTAAACGCTCCAGGTAGTATCCTGTCGCCGTCTGAATCAATAGATCCAAAATGGGCAAAATAACCAGTTACTATGCCCTCCTTAGTATCTATATCCTTAAAACCTAAATCAAATCCTTTTGTTAGCATAACACAAATATATAAATAAATCGTTAATTAACTATTTTACCGTCAATAATCCTATTTCTTTTTTTCAAACCATTATAACGGTTAATCGACATATAGCTAGCTGTACAACGGCAGTTTATTTTTTCATTGAGCGACAAACTTAAATCCCCTGGTCTTTGGCAAAGCTCCCCGTCTAAATTGAACAGATCATCAATCTCAATGATTCTATCGTTTTCATCTAAATGCGATGGTCTTTCCCTTGCATCGTTGCGCCCAAGCCAAACTTTATATCCTTGCCCTCCTTGCTGTTCAATCCATCCACGTGCGCCAATATCTTTTCCTAAATTACTGATAGTTGTACTTTCAGTCCTC